GGTGACGGCACTAGCGAACTGCCACATGACGCGCGTGGAAAAACGTGTGCGGTCATTGTTCACACCGTACATGGTACATACTAAAGGTTGTTTAGCGTGTTCGGTGCAGAATTTTCCAAGGTTAGGAGGCAGGGGTCCTGTGTTTGGTACAAAAACAATAGCCAAATCAAGAGTTCCCACTCGAGGAGAGTGTAAAGGATTAAGCCAAAACTTGATTTTCCGAGATCCATAATGAATAGTAGCATAGGCAGTTTCGTCAGGAAGAAAATGGTGAGGAATGAGAGCTACGTTAGACTGAAGTAAGTAAACGCCGGAGCACTTTGTGCCAATGGTAATCTGGCAACTAGATTTCATAAAACTATTTTCAGCTTGTGCGAGGGTGACAGGGGCACCCGGGGTTGAGAGGTGAGTGGGTTTGCCTGTAATCCAAGTGTTATCAGTAGTGTCACGTTCTTTAAGGTCTGCAACGTTAACAGGAGATAAATTACCTTGGATAGTAAGGGAAGCACGTAAGGCTTTTATCACTTTCCCAACGCTGTACAAGACAGCCAGCCCAGCAAAAGCACCACAAGCGTATTGTACGTGCTTGTCGCGAGCTGAGATGAAGGTCTCGTTGAGACACGCACGGTTGTCAACGAGTTCATCGAGATAGGCGTTCTTCTTTGCTTCAATTACTCCAGAGCCAACCACTAAACAGTGGCCAAGACAGAACAAAACAGAAGGTATGATAAGAACATGATTAATGCGAGACATTAGGTAAATCCCGCAGAATGAGGCTAGTGCGAAATTGTACCAGTAGGTTCTGACACTTTGGCCTATAATATCCCTACCAGACCAAAGGATAAGAGAACGAACGTAATTGTTGTCCATCATAGATTCAGGAACCCATGAGGACCACCTGGAGTAGGGAGACTCCTCGAACCAGCGATATCCTTCTAGTAAGGATTCAACCGCTAGATCTTCAACGTTTGTTTCGAAATTGCACCTGTTCTTCTTGAAAGACATATTAACTTCAGACGCCTTTGTGTGGAGAACTTGAGCAACGCGCTCACCATAATGTGGGGTGAGCTCACAGGAGCAGGTTTCCTGGAGTTTATTACAATCAGGGCACAGGTTGATAAGAGTTGAGGGCTCTTTAAAAGCATCAACGATGGTGCTTTGATTGGCAACATGCTTGGTGACTTTTTCGGCGACGTAGTTTAGATATTCGAAAATATCAATATCTTCCTTGATATATTCCCAACCTGCATGTTCTTGTTTTTTGTGTCCACCTCCAATTGGCTTCTTTATAGAAATGAGCCAAATGTCATTAATTTGGTTCAAGCTGCCAAAATGGGCGATGACCTTATCTTCATCCAGCATATTATCGGTCATAAAGGGGGCTTTCACTTTGGCTTCACTATGACAGTGAGGACGTCGTAAAATAGACATCGGATTGTTGGAGATAGCGTTAGCATGCAAGTGATCGATATTCGAAGTTATAGCAACGCCAGCAGGTTCAAGTGAAATTTTGCCTTTGTTGGGTAAATCTGCCATAACAGCGGTTTCTCGAATATTGTTACACAATTTGATGATCCAATCACCAGGTGAACCTTCCCAAAACTGGGATTTAGCATTTCCAAAGTCGTCAATCTTAATACCAGTAATGAAAGAACGGTATGATGACATATGTTTTTCCTTTTCGTTTAAGGTATAAACATATTCTGAAGTACAGGGTACACCAGATGCTTTTTGTATAGTGGATAATACTAGGTCGGCTAATGTTGATTTACCGACACCAGAGTCACCACTAATACTAACGCACCAAGGTCTTTTTCGCAGACCGCCCTTAACACGCATGGCAGCAAAATCAGCTTTAATGAGAGCTAGTTTTTCCCATTTCATCTGAATAATTTTCTTTTCTGCGCCATTAGGCATGGTTTTGTAAAGATTGTGAAGGTCTTCAACAAGATCGTCAAGTTCTTTGTCAAAGAGTTTTTCACTTTTGTCCTGGTATTTCTCCAGGTTGCCATTGCGGACATATTCCCATTCTGTAATTTTTTCGATACATCTTTCCTGTATTTCGATGACAGTACTGGATGAAAACAAAAGTGGGGATAGAGATCCCTTTTCGAAGCACAAGTATGCGCCTTCAGCAAAATATACGATAGTCTCTAAAAAAGCATCGACTAGATCAATTGAATTAGCGTGTTTCTCTTGAGCTTGGATAGCGAAGAGTTCAAAATTACCTAAGTTAACGGAACAAGAATCAATTACTCCTAATGTAATGAGGAGGGAAATGACTCTAGAAACTTGAGAAAATGAAGGTGAGTTGATTAATAGTTTCCAGTCGGTAAGACCAGATAACATGTAATTTAACCACTCCGGTCTGGAGGGTTTGGTTGAGGATGATTCATCACCAGTGGAATCATCGTCGTTGGACTGTGGCTTACAAATATTGAAGATATCAAGTGCGATCTTCTTAAGTTGAGTAGTTAGGGCTGCTTGGTTATGTGTCTTGGCGTACAGGGTAAGTACGGCAATAAAACCAGTTGCTGACTGGACGTCAGCGAGCGCAAGATATAGTGCCATGAGGCCTTCTATCTTGGAAATTGCGGTGTCGGAGAGTTTGTCGCGTAAATGGGATTCCATGTTGGATAACATGTTAAATCCAACAAAACTCTGAGGAGTGCAAGGAATTGTGTCGATGTCGACAAGTAGTTCGTTTTTCATTGCGATTAGTTTATCGCGCCTTAAGGACTCGGCGTAGGCATAAGTATTAGGACCACAGGGGGCCAAACTGTAGCGGTTTAACGTAATCTTTTTCGTAAGGGGAACGCTCATCTTTTCTGGGATCTCTGATGAGTGAGTTGTGCATTGCGAATTGGCACAAGAAGTACATTTAAGGGGAGAATGCTTACCCTCGCCTGCGGTGGTGGAACCGGAGGTCTTCATTTCATCTGCTGGTGACAGATTGGAAGGAACGTTATTGACCGTCCCTACCAGATGTATACTGCGAAGCAACATCTTAGTAGAAAATTTTTAGTGACATTTAAAGGTAGAGTCACGGGAAAATTGGAGAAAAACTATACCTGTAAGATTTTAGCAAATCTTGAACTGTTGTAGTTTACAACTTTAATTTTTTAGAAATAAAGGATTCAAAAAATATAAAATAACTGATTGTGTTAAAAAGTGGTTGCAATTTAACATCAAGTCATGTGCTCACTGTAATACTTGTGAGTTGTTTGACAATTCTACATGGTAGAATAAAGTACCTATTTTTGCTTGCGGTACGTGCAAGTGAGGGTAATCCGTGTCGTGGATAAGACGAAGTAAATAACGTTTTGACAAATCTAAGTGTAGTCAAAGACATGCGAGGAAAAAGAGCCGTATAGGCTACTTATATCCAAGGAAGAAATAACGTACAAATACGACTGAAAGAAACTGTTA